GGCAAAACGAGCAGGAAAAGCACGGGGACAGCAGTTCGTGCCGCAGCCGCAAAAGGTAAAAGCAAAAGTAAAACCGTATCGAAAGGTTAAATGATGGCTACTAAGAACTGGATTCAAAAAGCTATTAAGAAACCCGGCGCTTTGCATAAAGATTTAGGCGTACCTGCTGGCAAAAAGATTCCGCCAGCTAAATTAGCTGCAGCTGCAAAGAAGCCCGGCAAGGTGGGTAAGCGGGCTAGACTGGCGGAAACCTTAAAAGGGTTTAAAAGATGACCGTAGTCGCTACCGCAACGTTTAACCTAGAGCTATCGGACATAGTTGAAGAAGCTTTTGAGCGCTGTGGCTCAGAGTTACGCACAGGTTATGATTTACGCACAGCTCGCCGTTCTCTCAATCTATTGTTTGCTGATTGGGCAAACCGCGGTATTAACATGTGGACGATTGAAGAAGGCTCTATTCCTATGGTTCAGGGCACAAATACGTATGATTTGCCGATTGATACTGTTGACTTATTAGAACACGTTATCCGTACTGATCCGGGTGTACAAAACACCCAAGCGGATCTCTCTATAACACGTATCTCTGTTTCTACCTACGCCACAATCCCTAACAAGTTACAGCAAGCTAGACCGATCCAAGTATGGGTTAACAGACAGTCTGGTGCAACATATGCGGGTACATCCTCTACAACCCCTCCTGCAGGCGTTGATGCACCTAAGATAGTAGTATGGCCTACCCCAGACCAAGGAACGTCTCAAAACCCGTATTACACGTTTGTGTACTGGCGCATGCGCCGTGTTCATGATGCAGGCGATGGTTCTAACACTATGGACATCCCGTTCCGTTTCTTACCTTGTTTGGTAGCTGGGCTATCGTATTACATGGCATTAAAGATTCCGGGTGCAGATACTCGTTTACCAGTATTAAAACAACAATACGACGAAGCATGGTCAAACGCAGCGGCAGAAGACGTAGATAAGTCGGCTATTCGGTTTGTGCCACGTCGTATGTATATTACCTAGGGGTAGGCTGTGTCTAATCAGTTTGCTTCAGGTAAAAGAGCAATATCGCAGTGTGATCGCTGTGGGTTTCGGTTTAAGTTAAAGGTCTTAAAGACAGAGATTATTAAGACCAAGAAGTATAATCTGATGGTTTGCCCTACTTGTTGGGACCCAGATCAGCCGCAGTTGCAGTTAGGCATGTACCCTATTGAAGATCCGCAAGCACTGCGCAATCCAAGACCGGACAATACATATTATCAAGCTGGTTATACCGGCTTGCAGTTGAACCAGAATGCAGGAAACACCGGGACTGGCTTTGGTGATCCTACAGGCGGTAGTAGGGTGTTTCAGTGGGGCTGGGCTCCAGTTGGTGGTGCTAGCGGTTTTGATAGCGTTTTAACACCAAATTACTTGATTGCAGTAGGACAAGTAGGTACAGTAACAGTATCTACAACATAGGAGAAAGACATGACTTTTAAATCAGGCGCTAATGGTATTGAATCCAAAGGCAAAACCAAAGGCAAAAACCTAGGCGACTCAGGTCCAAACATGGGTATCCAAAAAGGTGGCAAAGGCGGTATGGGTGGTAAAACTAATGAGCAGATGAAGTCTATGGGTCGTAACATGGCTAAAGTAGCTAATCAAGGCTCAATGAAAAAATCTGCTGGAAGAGGACGTTAATCATGGCTATCATTCATAACAAACCAGCTAGCGCATATGACCAGCCACACACAATGAGCGATAAGCCCGTAACAGGTGTTTTGTCTCAAACAACGGGTGCCAAGGTTATGGACGAAATGAACATCTCTGTTGGTAATATCAACAAAGGTAACGCAAAAGGTACAAAGACTTCTGGTATTAAAACTCGTGGTAATGGAGCCGCTACTAAAGGGCGTATTGCTCGTGGGCCGATGTGCTAGTAGGGTAAACCCGAATGAACTACGTACAATTATACCAAGCGATTCAGGACTACTCTGAGAATACAGAGTCGCTGTTTGTATCTAACATTTCGACTTTTGTTCAAGAAGCCGAAGAGCGTATATACAACTCAGTTCAAATCCCATCGTTACGTAAGAACGTAACAGGTACAGTTACGGCTAGCAATAAGTACTTGTCGTGCCCCAATGACTATCTGTCTACCTATTCAATGGCGGTTATTGATGGTACTACTGGGGCGTATAGCTATTTACTTAACAAAGATGTTAACTTCATTCGTGAAGCTTATCCAACGCCAACATCTACTGGACTGCCTAAATATTACGCATTGTTTGGTTCTCAGTATAGTAATGCTAATGAGTTGTCTTTTATTGTAGGACCAACCCCAGACTCTAGTTATAGTGTAGAACTGCATTATTTTTACTATCCAGTATCTATTGTTCAAAGCGCTATTTCTGGATTTAATGCCCCTACTGGTGGATCTTCTTATTCTACTGGTGTTTATCCCAATGTTACGTTAACAGGCGGTCAAGGATCTGGAGCTACTGCAACCATTACTGTTGCTAGTGGTGTTGTCTCTAGTGTTGTACTTAATAATCCCGGTAATTTTTACGCTGTTGGTGATAGTTTGACTGCCGCTTCTTCCTCTATTGGTGGCACAGGATCTGGTTTTGCAGTAACTGTAGCTTCTGTTAATAACACTGCAGGCACAAGCTGGCTTGGTGATAACTACGACCCAGTACTGTTTTATGGTGCAATGCGGGAAGCAATGCTCTTTATGAAGGGCGAACAAGATTTAATTAAATATTACGAAGAAAAATATCAAGAAGCCCTTATGCAGCTCAACCGCCTTGGTACTGGTCTGGAGCGTGGTGATGCGTACCGTGATGGGCAAGCTAAGATTAAGGTTAACCCATAATGGCTATCCAGCAAGGGCAGTGCACATTATTTAAAAAGAACTGTTTAAGTGCTTTAGAGAACTTTGCTGTTGGCACCCCTTACACCTATAAGATTGCGCTATACACCTCGTTTGCCACTATTGGACCAGATACGTTGGCGTACACAGCAACTAATGAAATTACCGGTACTGGATATACAGCCACAGGCAAAGTTTTGACTGTTATTCCACCTGCATCTGACGACCAAACCCAAACAGCCTATTTGTCTTTTGCTACCGTGACTTGGAGTCCTGCTTCCTTTACAGCAGCAGGGGCTTTAATTTACAATAGCACTACTGGTGCGGCTGTTGCGGTATTAAGTTTTGGGTCAGATAAAACTGCTACAAACACATTTACAATAACTTTTCCTACGAATAATTCAACCAACGCTATTATTCGTTTTTCCAATTAAGGAGTTTTTATGCAAAAAGAAATAGCAAGCTGCGGCGATAAAGCGGAAATTAGCTTACAAGCCAATGTAGCTGGTACAGAAACCGTAGGTATTGATGGTCACTACCATGTGGAGTGCCGTGATGCTGATGGTAATTTAAAGTGGACAGATAGCTTTCCAAATCTAGTTAATGCTATTGGTAAGCAGTTGATGTTAAACACTTTATTAGCTGGCACATCATACACAACAGTTGGTCCGTTTCTAGGTTTAATTGGTACTACTAGCCCTACATTTGCGGCTTCTGATACTATGACTTCCCATACGGGTTGGACTGAGTTTGTTAACTACACAGTTGGCGGTTCTGCAGTTCGTGGTACAGCCGTATTTAGCGCTGCTACTTCAAGCGGTACAACCCCATCTAATGTAACTACAGCAGCAGCAGCGGCAATTACCTACACTATTACAGGTGCTGGTGGTAACGTAACAGGTTGTTTTTTGGTTACAGGTTCAGGCGCAAGTTCAACTCAAAGCAATACTGGCGGAACGTTATATAGTGCAGGCGCATTTGCAACAGCTAAGACCACAACAGCTGGCGATACTGTATCAGTAACTTATAGCACAACCGCTACTTCTTAAGGAGTCCTAGATGGCTCTAGTATTGCTTGACCGGGTTCAACAGACTGGTACTGCAAACACGACCGTTAGTTTTACGCTTTCTGGTTCTGTTGTCGGGTATCAGTCTTTTACTGCTATTGGAAATAGCAATACAACTTATTACGCAGCTACAGACGCTTCTGGAAACTGGGAAGCGGGCATTGGCACTTACTCAACTACAGGCCCAACACTAACTCGTACAACAATTTTATCTTCTAGTAATTCTGGTTCTGCGGTTACATTTAGTGGCACTGTTAACGTATTTGTTACATACCCTGCTAGCAAATCTGTAAATCTTGATGCGTCAAGTAATGTCAGTGCTTTAGGCACTGTTGCTTCTGGTACTTGGCAAGGCTCCACTATCGGCGTTGCTTATGGTGGTACAGGCGTTACCGCATCGTCTGGCGCTAACTCGGTTATGTTACGGGACGCCAATCAAAACGTAGCAGTAAACCGACTCAACCAAGCCAACACAAATACAACAGCCGCTGGCGGCACAACTGCATTAACAGCAGCTTCTACCTACTCTCAAACACTGACTGGTACTGGTACTCAAACTTATACGATGCCTGATGCTACTACCCTGACTACAGGTGTAGCTTTTGTATTTAACAACAATGCAACAGGTACATTAACACTCCAAGACTATGCTACTGGTTCTGTTGGAACTATTACTTCTGGCGGTGCTGTTGAACTTGTGTTGCTATCTAACGGAACCACCGCAGGAACATGGGACGTACACGGGTATCTTCCAGAAGCAGTAACTTGGGGTACTAATGCCCTTAACCTTGGCTCTACTGTTATTACGGGCGGTACTTGGCAGGGTGGGACAGTTCAACCAGCTTATGGTGGCACAGGCTTAACTACATTTACAGCAACTAATAATGCTCTCTATTCAACTGGTGCTACTACTCTAACTGCGGGTACTTTACCTGTTGCTGCTGGTGGTACTGGGGCTACGACCCTAACTTCAAATGGTGTGGTTTATGGGAATGGTACAAGTGCGCTAGGCGCTACAGCTGCGGGTACTACAGGACAAGTTCTTATCGCTACTACTAGTAGCGCTCCTTCGTGGGGTTCTGTTCCAGCGGGTAGTATTACAGGCACTCTTCCAATAGCCAATGGTGGTACTGGGCAGACTACAGCGGCAGATGCGTTTAATGCTTTAGATCCAATGACTACCACAGGGGATATGATTTATGCGTCCGCTGCTAATACCGCTGCAAGATTAGGAGTTGGTTCTACTGGACAAGTTTTAACTGTTGCTGGGGGCATCCCTTCATGGGCTACTCCTTCTACTGGTGGCGGCACGATTACTAGAACCGACTTTACGGCTACTGCTGGTCAGACTGTATTTAGCGTTACATACACAGTTGGTTTGATTGATGTTTATCAGAACGGGGCTAAGTTAGCCCAAGCCGACTTTACTGCAACTAACGGTACTTCCTTTACTTTAGCTACTGGCGCAGCTGCTGGTGATTTAATCCAAGCCGAAGTATTTAGCTCATTAAACATCTATAGCACAATTACTTCTGAAAC